GGTGAGAAGGACCCAATCGCTGAATTTGCGAAGCAGCTTCGTCAAACCAGCGATAAGGAAAATTGGCGCTTGGCTAAGCAACTTGATCCTAAGATGCGTGTATTTGTTCCAATCATTGTACGTGGAGAAGAAGATCAAGGTGTTAAACTTTGGCAATTTGGTAAGAATACTTACCTCGAATTTCTTTCACTTGCGGATGATGATGATATTGGTGATTACACTGACATTCATCAGGGACGTGATATTACAGTAGATACTGTTGGTCCTGACATTACAGGTACCTCTTATAATAAGTCTTCTGTACGTGTTAAGACTAAGCAAACACCACTTGGTGAAGCTGATCAAATTCAAAAGTGGTTAAATGAACAAGCTAATCCACTTGAAGTATTTAAGCGTTATTCATTTGAAGAAATGAAGGATAACCTCCAGAAGTTTTTGACTCCTGAAGATACCCAAGACGGAGATATTATCGACGACGAAAAAGACGATCTCCCTTTTGATAAAGGGGAGTCCCAAAATAATTATGCTCTTAAGACTCCCCAAAAAGAGAGCAAAGTTGATAAATTTGATGAATTATTCAACTAATGCCTAGAGAAAAGAAAGCATCGTTGACAGAGGCAGTTTCTAAAGAACTTAAGGCAAATTTTGATTTGTCTAAGTTTAAGGAGAAAAAAATGCTTAACGCAAATGCTAAGTTTAAGCCTCAACAATGGATTCCCCTTTCTCAAGCATTTCAGGATGTAACTTCAATCCCTGGCATACCTGCAGGACATATTGTTTTGCTAAGAGGTCACTCTGATACAGGCAAGACCACCGCCTTAATTGAGGCGGCGGTCTCTGCCCAAAAGAGAGGTATACTCCCCGTATTCATTATTACAGAGATGAAATGGAGCTGGGATCATGCAACCCAAATGGGACTTGAAGTTAATGAAATAGTTGATGAAAAAACTGGAGAGATTGTAGATTATAATGGTCAATTTATCTATGTAGATAGAGAAACTATTAATTCTATTGAAGATGTAGCTGCATTTATTTTAGATTTGTTAGATGAACAGAAAAAAGGTAATTTACCTTATGACTTGTTGTTCCTGTGGGATTCAATTGGTTCAGTACCATGTGAAATGTCCCTTAAATCAAACAAAAATAATAATGAATGGAACGCAGGTGCTATGTCTACTCAGTTTGGTAATAACGTAAACCAGCGTATTGTTCTTTCACGTAAAGAAAGTTATCCATATACTAATACATTAGTTTGTATTAATAAAGTATGGACTTTAAAAGCGGAATCCCCTATGGGACAACCTAAGTTGATGAACAAAGGTGGATATGCTATGTGGTTTGATTCAACGTTTGTAGTAACATTTGGTAATGTCATGTCTGCAGGCACATCTAAAATTAAAGCAATTAAAGATGGCAAACAGGTAGAATTTGCTAAGCGCACTAACGTCCAGATTGATAAAAATCACATTAACGGAGTTACTACTCGAGGTAAAATTGTAATGACTCCTCATGGTTTTATAAATGATAGTGATAAAGAAATTAAAGCTTATAAAGATTCCCATGCTGAAGCTTGGAGAGCTGTTTTAGGAGGTGTAGATTTCGATATCATGGAAGAAGATCAAGAAATTCAAGATATTTCTTATTTCGAAAAAGAACCAGACTAATGATTAAACAAGACTACTTAAAGATGCTCAATAACCTTGAGCAAGGGGAAAGTTCAACTAAACTTAAACAACATGACCGGGTTATTTTTATAGATGGTCTTAATTTGTTTTTGAGAAATTTCGCTATATTAAATTTTGTAAACTCAAGCGGTACACATATCGGGGGTTTAGCTGGCTTTCTCCGTTCTTTAGGTTCTTTAATAAATCAAATACAACCAACCTCAATATATATCGTGTTCGACGGAGTAGGTGCCTCTACTAACAGAAGGTACCTACTCCCAGAATACAAAACAGGTAGAAATGTTAATAGAATTACTAACTGGGATGTTTTTGAAAGTGTTGATGATGAAAATGATTCAAAAGTAGATCAAATTATTAGATTAATACAATATCTAAAGTGTTTACCTGTTAAAGTAGTTTCTATTGATAAAGTAGAAGCAGATGATATTATAGCTTACATGTCAAAGGACATGGCTAAACGCTTTAATACAAAGTCATATATTGTTTCTAGTGACAGAGATTTCCTACAACTCGTAGATGATAATATAACAGTTTATCGCCCTATAGAACGAGAATTTTACGATCCTAGAACTGTAAAAGAAAAATTTGGTATCGTTCCTGAAAACTTTATTCATTATAAAGTTCTAGTAGGAGATGCTTCAGATAAAGTACCAGGTATTAAGGGGTTGGGCAAGAAAGGTGTACTTAAAAGATTTCCTGAATTAGCAGATGGTCCTATGTCTTTTGATAGGTTATTTGATTTAAGTGAAGAAAAACTTAAAGAAAGTGTAGTTTATGCTAGAGTAATTCAAGATTGGGATAGGCTTTTAAATACTAAAAAAATTATGGACTTAGAAACTCCTATGATTTCAGAGGAAGAAGCAGAATATCTTTCTCAATTTCCCTTGGAACCCTTGAATGAACTTCGTATCTTAGAGTTTATGGGTTTGTATAGTGAGGATGGGTTAAGTCATATTATTAAAAATACGGAGTTTTGGTTAAAAGATACATTTACACGATTGATTTATGACGCTCAATAGTCTTGATAATCAGGCGTATATGTATTGCCATGAATTATCAAAATGTTTACAATCTAATAGTTAAAAAAGCTAAAAATAGGGTATTAGAAGGTTATACTGAAACTCACCATATTATTCCTAAATGTTTAGGAGGTGAGGATACTGAAGACAATTTAGTTAAATTAACTGCTAAAGAGCACTTTATGTGCCATAAATTGCTTTGTGAAATATACCCTGAAGAAACTAAACTTTGGTATGCTTTGTGGTTAATGGCTATAGGTAAACAAAAAACTAAAATTCACCCCTATAAGATTGGAAGTAGAGAGTACGAAACATTAAGACTTAGATTTATAGATAAAGTGAAAGATACTCCAAAACCTGAAGGATTTAACCAAGGAAGAGAAATTACTTGGGGGACTAAAATAGGAAAAGCCCTAAAAGGAAAATCAAAACCTAAGGGATTTGGGGAAAAAGTAAGCAAATCTAATAAAGGAATAATCAGAAATAATAAAAAAATATGTCAATATGATTTAGAAGGAAACTTAATCCAAGAATGGGAAAGTGGAAGGGAAGCTTGGAGACAGTTAGGAATCCATTATGGTAGTATTAGTAGTTGTTGTAAAGGAAAAACAAAAACTGCTGGTGGTTACATTTGGAGATTTAAAGATTAAATCGTATATTTACACTCAAAATAAAGGTTGTGACTCTATCGACACTAGACAAGTATGGTACTTCATTCCAGGTTAAAGTGATATCCTCACTCTTAACCCATAAGGAATTTCTACAAAGCATTAACGATGTTCTCTCTCCAGAGTATTTTAGTAATCAGGCACACGCTTGGATTATCAAAAATATTTTAGATTATTACGAAAAATACCATACAACACCCACAATGGAGGTGTTAAAGGTAGAAATGAAAAAAGTTGAAAATGAAGTACTTCAACTTTCAATTAAAGAACAACTTCGTGAAGCTTACCAAGCGTCTACAGCTGATCTAGAATATATTGAACAAGAATTTTCTTCATTTTGTAAAAACCAACAATTAAAAAAAGCACTACTCAATTCAGTTGACCTACTCAATTCAGGAGATTTTGAATCAATTAGAGGACTTATTGATAATGCTTTAAAAGCAGGTAATGATAAAAACATTGGACATGAATATCTTAAAGATACCGAAGCCCGTTATAGGGAAGATGCTAGAAAAATTGTCCCTACCCCTTGGGACAAATTTAATGAACTTATGCAAGGGGGTCTGGGCAACGGAGATTTTGGTCTTATATTTGGTAATCCTGGAGGAGGTAAGTCGTGGACTCTGGTTGCTCTTGGTGGATACGCCGTAAAGATGGGTTATAGTGTATTGCACTATACTTTAGAACTTG